TCATCGATCCTCCCCCGGCAGTGGTTTGCGCGCGTTCCTGCGCGGGTGGACGCGCCAGGGCAAGCGAAACGCGCTTGACAGCGCGACGCTGTTTGTGTACAAAACAGGAACATCGAGAAAGTGCAGGCGCGGTTGGGCAGCGCCGCCAAACTCGATGCGGCGACGGGCCGGTGAGCACGGGGGCGACCCCGTTGTTCCCGGCCCGTCGGCGTTTGGGGCTCGGCGGATGGCTGGCCCTTTCACGAGAGCCGGGGGGAGAGGCGCGATGAACAAGGGCGCAGCGGAGGGGATCGTTCGCCTTGGCGGGACGGGTGCGCTGGCGGAGGTGCGGGGCGCCCGGGCGCGCGCGGGGCGGACCTCGCGGGATGGCGGCGGCAGGGCCGAAGGCGGCGGTGCGGACGCGCGGGGCGAGAGGGTGATGGCGGCGCGGCGGACACGCAAGCCGGCAGGTCGCGCCGGCGCGCTTAATAGGGCGGCGGATGGGGGCGGCGCGGCGCTTGCGGTTGCGGACGGCGGACGTGTGCCGGTTGAAGGTCGCGAGCCAGGCGCTGTGGGCTTGGACGCATCGCCCGGCTTGGGTGCGCGGAACATTGAGCGGCATGGGTGATGCCGCGCGGCATCGCCGTCGCTCTGCCAAGGTGCAGGCGGAACCATGCGACGCGCATGCGGCGGCATCCGCCGCTGAGCGGACGGCGATGATCGACACGGCGGCGGGCAAGCGCAAGGCGGAGCGGGCGTTGGATGGCGCTAGATCGGTGCCGAGCCAGGAGAGCGAGCTTGGTGCGCTGGTGGGTGCGGCTCCGCCGCTGCGCGCCGGGACGGTTGGGCGCGCGTGCGCCACGGGTGCTGCCATGCGGCAGCCCCGCCGCTCTACCCGGGTGACGGCGGGGCAGCGTGACAAACATGGGCCGGGTGCGGCCGGGCGGGTTGTGACGGGGGGTGACGGCGACGCCGACCGGGCGCTGGATGACGCAAAGTCTGCGGCGCCGCGCCATGGCGTTCGGGGAGTCGAGCTTATTGCGGGGCACAGCACGCGGCTGCGCCAGCTGCGCTTTGCCAAGGTGCTGGCGGAAACGTGCAACGTGGCGCTGGCGGCGGCGTCGGCCGGGCGGACGGTGGCGACGGTGCATCGCTGGCGTAGCGTGGACGCTGCCTTTGCCGCGGCCTGGGATGAGGCGCTCGCGATCGGATACGACCGGCTGGAGAATGCGCTGCTGGTCTATGCGCTGGGCAAGGTCGACGGTGTTGCGGGCGGGGCGGCAGGCGGCAGCATCAGCAATGGCGACCTGCAACTGGCGGTGGGCATGTTGCAGCGGCATCGCGCGTCCAGTGGCGGGCGCAGGGGAGACGCGCTGCCGATCAAGATGCCGACCGAGGCGGAGACCGACGCGGCGCTGAAGCGCGCGCTGGATGGGCTGGCGCGGCGGGACAAGCGGTCGTGAGCCGCGATCTCTTGCTGGAGCTGGCGCTGCTGCCGCCTGACGAGCGCGATCGGGCGATCGCCAAGCTGTCGGTGCCGATGAAGGTGGAGATGGCGGGGCGGTGGCATGCCCTTGCACATACGGGGCAATATTGGCCGGAGGCGGATTGGGGCGTGTGGCTGGTCCGTGCGGGGCGCGGCTTTGGCAAGACGCGGGCGGGGGCGGAGTGGGTCAATGGTGTCGCGCGGCGGGTGCCCGAGGCGCGGATCGCGCTGGTCGGGGCGACGGCGGACGAGGCGCGGCGGGTGATGGTGGAGGGGCCGAGCGGCGTCCTCGCGACGGCGCGGCTCGATGCGCGGCCGGCCTGGGCGGCGAGCAAGGGGGAGGTGCGCTGGCCCGGCGGGGCGATCGCGACCGTTTATTCGGCTGATTCGCCCGAGGGGCTGCGTGGGCCGGAACATCATGCGGCGTGGTGCGACGAACTGGCCAAATGGCGGCGCGGCGAGGCGGCGTGGGACAATCTGATGATGACGATGCGGCTAGGAAAGCAGCCGCAGGTGATGGTGACCACGACGCCGCGATCCACTGCGCTGATGCGGCGGGTGATGGCGCTGCCGGGGCTGGCGCAGACGACCGGGCGGACGGGGGACAATGTTCACCTGCCGGCGGCGTTCGTTGAGACGATGAACGAGAGCTATGGCGGGACGGCGCTCGGCCGGCAGGAGCTCGACGGCGAGCTGATCGAGACGGTTGCGGGCGCCTTGTGGACGCGCGCGGCGATCGAGGCGTGCCGGATCGCGGCGGCGCCGGTGCTGGTGCGCGTCGTCGTGGGGGTCGATCCGCCGACGGGCGTGGGCGGCGACGCGTGCGGGATCGTCGCGGCGGGGCTGGATGCGGCGGGCAGCGGGCATGTGATCGAGGATGCCAGCGTGACCGGCGCGACGCCGGAGGGCTGGGCACGCGCGGTGGCGGGGTGCGCCGCGCGGCATGGCGCCGACCGGGTGGTCGCGGAGGCGAACCAGGGCGGGGAGATGGTGCGATCGGTGCTGCATGCCGCCGACACGGGGCTGCCGGTGCGGCTGGTGCATGCCAGCCGCGGCAAGGTGGCGCGGGCGGAGCCGGTGGCGGCGCTCTATGAGGCGGGGCGCGTGCGGCATGCGGGCGTGTTTCCGATGCTGGAGGACGAGCTGTGCGGGTTGGTGGTCGGAGGCGGTTATGAGGGACCGGGGCGTTCGCCGGACCGCGCGGATGCGCTGGTGTGGGCACTTAGCGAACTGATGCTGGGGCGGCGCACGGTGGCGGCGGTGCGGGCTTTGTGAATCGGGGCGGTGGCGTTTGCCGCTGGTGTGCGGCGGATGGTGCGCTTGATCGGTTAGCGGCAGCGCTCGCGGTGGGTCGGATTCGGGCGCGAGGCCGGGATGACTGTTGTGGCGGTGTTTGGCGGCTTGCTTTTCGTCCGGCCGGGCTGGCTCGGGCACCCAGGATGCCGCCTGCTCGCCGGCCTGAGAGTTCGCAGCACGGTGGACCCCGGCACAGGGCCGGGGTGACGGTGGTGGGTGGGGCTGGCTGGTTGGCGGCTTCGTCATGCCGGGCTTGTCCCGGCATCCACTTGGCCGCGCATTTGCCGGTCTAAGAGTTTGCGGGACGCTGGACCCCGCACGGGGCCGGGGTGACGATGAGGGTGAGGCGTTTGGCGGCTTTGCTCGGCGACGGCGCGCTTTTTCGGGAGAGGTGATCATGAAATGGTTCGGCTTGAAGGCCGGGCGCGAGGGGTCGCGTCCGGCGCTTTCGCAATCGGGGGCGCGGTGGGGGCCGGGGGTGGCGCAGGGCGAGTGGCCGGCGGGCTATGACGCGCAGGTGCGCGCCGGCTATCTCGGCAATGCGGTGGCGCAGCGGGCGGTGCGGCTGGTGGCGGAGGCGGTAGGGTCGGCGCCGCTCGATGCGAGCGATCCCGCGCTGCTGGCGTTGGTGACGGCGCGGGCCGGGGGCGGGCGGCTGGCGGAGGTGGTCGCGGCGCAGGTGCTGCTGCACGGCAACGCTTTCATCCAGGTGCTGCGCGATGAGCATGGCAAGGTGGCGGAGCTGTATCCGCTGCGGCCCGAGCGGGTCGGCGTGGTGCTGGATGCCGGGGGGTGGCCGGCGGGGTATCGCTACACCGTGGGTGCGCGATCGAGCGAGATCGCGCCCGATGCGGTGATCCATGTGCGCGGCTTTCACCCACTCGACGATCATTACGGGCTGGGGTGCCTGGGGGCAGCGTCGGCGGCGATCGCGGTGCACAATGCGGCGGGCAAGTGGAACAAGGCGCTGCTGGACAATGCGGCGCGGCCGTCTGGCGCGCTCGTCTATGATCCGGGAGATGGCTCCGCGCTGTCAGCGGAACAGTTCGGGCGGTTGCGCGAGGAGATGGAGGCGGGGTTCGCCGGCGCGGGCAATGCCGGGCGGCCGATGCTGCTGGAGGGCGGGCTCAAATGGCAGGCGCTGAGCCTGTCGCCGGCTGACATGGATTTCGTTGGGCTGAAATCGGCGGCGGCGCGCGAGATCGCGCTGGCCTTTGGCGTGCCGCCGATGCTGCTCGGGCTGCCGGGGGACGCGACCTACGCCAATTATCGCGAGGCGAACCGCGCGCTGTGGCGGCTGACCGTGCTGCCGCTGGCCGATGCGGTGTTCGGCGCGCTGGCGGCGGGGCTGCGCGACCAGTTTCCCGGCGCGCGGATCGAGATCGATCCCGATCGCGTGCCCGCATTGGTCGAGGATCGCGAGCGGCTGTGGGCGATGGTGTCCGCAGCCGATTTCATTTCCGCCGACGAGAAGCGGCAGATGGTGGGGTGGGCGCAATGACCAGTTCTTCTGGGACGGGAAGAGTTTTGGCGCAGCTGCTCGCGCAGGGGAGCGCGGGCGGTGCGGACATGGCGACGCTGCGCGCGATCGCCGAGGAGGCGGGCGAGCTGGGCGCGACGCGCGCGATGACGCGGTTGGGGCTGGCCGATGATGCGGCGGGGCGCGACCTTGCCGAACTGCGCGAGCTGCTGACCGCGTGGCGCGATGCGAAGCGTAGCGCGTGGAAGGCGTTTTCGGGCTGGGTGGCGGCGCTGTTCCTCGCGGTGCTGGCGGTGAAGCTGGGGTTTGGGGAATGGGTGAAATGAGCCTGCGTATTCAAGGCTATGCCGCGGTGTTCGACCGGGTGGACCGGGCGGGCGACGTGATTCGCGCCGGTGTCTTTGCCGATGCCGTGCCGGTGCCGCTGCTGATGCAGCATCGTGGGGAAGCGGTGGGGGAGATCTGGGCGATCGGCGAGGATGCGCGCGGGCTGTGGATCGAGGCGTGCGTCAGTGATCCGGCGGCGGCGCAGCTGGTGCGAAGCGGGGCGCTCCGGGGGCTGTCGGTCGGCTATCGCGCGATTGCCGCGCGGCAGGGGGCGTGGCGCGAGGTGCTGCGTGCCAGCCTTGCCGAAGTGAGCCTGGTCACGGTGCCGATGCAGGCGGCGGCGCGGGTGGAGACCGTGATCGAGATTTGAACAAGTGCGCCCGTGGTGGGTGCAGCTCTCCGGCCGAGGCGGCCGGGGACGGTTTTTGCGTGGGAGAAGAACATGGGCGATATGATGGTGGCACGGCCGGTGCTCGAGGGCGCGGCAACGGTGGGTGACGCGGCGTTCGGCGCCTTCGTGCGCAGCGGCGCGGTGCTCGAGATGAAGGCGTTTTCCGGGGTCACGGGGGATGCGGGCGGCTATGCCATGCCGAGGGAAATCGACGCGGTGATCGATGCGACGCTGAAGGCGGCGTCGCCGATCCGCAGCGTCGCCAATGTCGTGAAGGTGGGGAGCGCGGGCTATCGCAAGCTGGTGACGACGAACGGCACGCCATCGGGCTGGGCCGCGGAAACGGGCGGGCGGGCCGAGACGGGCACGCCGACCCTGGTGGAGATCGCGCCGCCGATGGGCGAACTCTTCGCCAATCCGTCCGCCACGCAGGCGATGCTGGATGATGCCAATTTCGACGTCGAGGAATGGCTGGCGGGCGAGATCGCGGCGGAGTTCGCCAAGGCGGAAGGCGCGGCGTTCGTGAACGGCAATGGCATCAACCGGCCCAAGGGCTTTCTGCAGCAGCCGACGGCCGCCACCGGCGATGCCGCGCGGCCGTTCGGCACGTTGCAGCACATCCTGTCGGGTGCGGCGGGTGAGTTCGGCAGCAATCCGCAGGAGCGGCTGATCGACCTGGTCCAGTCGCTGCGCGCGCCATACCGGCAGGGCGCGGTGTTCGTGATGAACGCGAGCACGCTGGCACGCATCCGCAAGTTCAAGACCAGCGATGGCGCGTTCGTGTGGCAGCCGAGCCTCGCGGCGGGGCAGCCGGCGACCTTGCTCGGCTATCCCGTGATCGAGGCGGAGGACATGCCCGATATCGCGGCCAACACGCTGGCGGTGGCGTTCGGCAACTTTAAGGCAGGGTACCTGATTGCGGAGCGCAATGAGACGGCGATTTTGCGCGATCCCTACACCAACAAGCCGTTTGTCAGCTTCTACGCCACCAAGCGGATCGGCGGCTGCGTTTCCAACAGCGAGGCGATCAAGGTGATGAAGTTCGCCGTGTCGTGATCCTTCTCCGCCCCTCCCGTTCGCGCGGGAGGGGCATCGGTTGCGCTGAGGGGAGAGGATCATGACGGTTTCGGGGGTGTCGCCCGCCGCGGTTGCCGCGGCGGTGGGGGAGGCGCGCGCGTATCTGCGGCTGGAGGGGGAGGCGGAGCAGGCGCTGCTGGCGCGGCTCGCCGCCACCGCGATCGCGCTGGCGGAGGCGTTTACCGGCACGTTGCTGGTGGCGCGAACGGTGGAGGATGTGCTGCCCGCCACCGCAGGCGGCGCGTGGCAGCTGCTGGCGGCCGTGCCGGTTGCGGCGATCAACGGGGTGACGGGGCTGCCGGCAGAGGGCGCGCCGTTCGTGCTGCCGGCGGATGCCTATGCGGTGGATGTCGACGGCGATGCGCGCGGCTGGGTGCGCGTGATCGCGCCGGGCGCGGCGGGGCGCGTGGCGGTGAGCTACACCGCCGGGCTGGCGGCGGACTGGGATGGGCTGCCGCCGCCGATCGCGCAGGGCGTGGCGATGCTGATCGCGCATCTGTTCAACGATCGTGATGTCGGGCGCGCGCCGCCGGCAGCGGTGGCGGCGCTGTGGCGGCCGTATCGGCGCATGCGGCTGATGGCGGAGGCGCGGCGATGATCGAGGAGGCGATGAGCGGCGCTGATCCAGGAGGAGCGTTGCAGGCGGCGCTGGTGGCGGCGGTCCGCGACGTGCTGACGACGTTCGATGCGCCGCCGGTGCGCGCGGCGCTGCCTTATGCGGTGGTCGAGGATGCGGTGCTCGCACGGTGGGGCGGGGTGGGGATCGACGGGCGCGAGGGGCGGGTGCGGATCGTGCTGCACGATGCGGGCGAGCGGCCGGTGCGGCTGCGCGTGCTCGCGGCGCAGGCCGAGGAAGCGGTGGCGGCGCTGTCGGGCGAGATCGGTGCGGGATGGCGCGTGGTGGCGCTGCGGCTGGTGCGCGCGCGCATCGTGAAAAGCGGCGGCGGGGATCGCTGGACCGCGACGAGCGAGTTCGCGGTGACAATCTATCGGGAGAGGTGAGATGGCGGTGGAGAAGGGATCGGCGTTTCTGCTGAAGGTCGGCGATGGCGCGGCGGTGCCGGCGTTCGCGACGGTGGCAGGGATGCGCACGACGCAGCTGAGCATCAACGGCGAGGCGGTGGTGGTGACGCACAAGGGATCGGGCGGGTGGCGCGAGTTGCTGTCCGGCGCCGGCGTGCGCAGCGTCAGCGTGTCGGCGGCGGGGGTGTTCACCGGATCGGCGGCGGAGACGCGGGTGAAGACCAATGCGCTGGCGGGGGTGATCGACGATTACCGGCTGAGCTTCGAAAGCGGCGATACGCTGACCGGGCGCTTCCTGGTGACGCGGCTGGACTATGCCGGGGATTTCAATGGCGAGCGCAGCTACACCGTCAGCCTCGAAAGCTCCGGCGCGGTGGTGGCGGCATGAGCGGGGTGGCCAATCCCGTGAGGGGCGAGGCGGCGGTGCGCGTTTCGGGCGAGATGCTGGTGCTGCGCCCGAGCTTTGCGGCGCTGGTGGCGGCGGAGGGCGAACTGGGGCCGCTGTTCGCGCTGGTGGAGCGCGCCGCGGAGGGGCGGCTGGCGCTGGTCGAGATGGTGGCGCTGTTCTGGCACTGCCTGCGCGATCGTCCGGCCGGGCTGACGCGCGAGGCGCTGGGCGAGGCGGTGGCGGCGCAGGGGCTGACCGCGGTGGTGCCAGCGCTCAAGGTGTTGATCGGGCAGATCGTGGCGGGGCGGTGAGCTTCGTCGAGGCGGCCGGGCGGCTGGCGGGGCTGGCGGGCGTGGCGTTCGGCTGGGCGCCCGAGGTCTTCTGGCAAGCGACACCGGCGGAACTGGCGGCGCTGGTGCGGGTGCTGACGGGCGACGGCAGCGCGGGCGGCGGCGCCCCGCCCGATGCAGCGACCATCGCCAAGCTGAAAAGGGCATTTCCGGATGGATGAGGATTGGGAGCGGATGGTGATCGGCGTGCGTGCCGATGCCGCCGGCTTTGCGCGCGACGTGGCAGACATGCGCGGGGCGCTGGAGGGGCCGCTGACGGCGGGGGCGGACCGCGCGGGGCGGGCGATCGAGACGACGCTGGCGCGCGCGGTGCGCAGCGGCAAGCTGGGGTTTGAGGACCTGAAGAGCGTGGCGCTGGCGGCGATGGGGGAGATTGCGGCGAGCGCGTTGCAGGCGGGGATCGGCAGCCTGGTGGGCGGTGGCGCGAACCGCGGG